CTCGAAAACACGTAAAAACCGATATTTTGTTGTTCCCCTGCATACAATTGAATTGTGTACAATCTAATTGCGTACAATTTAAATTAACGATGAAATTTAGCGGACTTGATGTTTTAGGGTATTCCCCCCTATAATCAAGGCCATGTAAAAACTGAGTTGGTTTATTGAAATGGAAGAACACGACAGAATTAGAAATAACCCACCTAAGTCGGTGGTGAGTTTTGATGAGAATGAAATGTACCTTTCTATTTTAGCCGATATTACTAAGAACGGTGTAATACTTAAATATCAGGACCGTCACGCACTTGGCGAGCTTGCCGTCACTTTATGTGAAATGAATCGGCTACGTCAAGAATTGCGTGAAGTAGGCGAATCAAAGGTAGTTCAGGGTGATAGACACATGATTACCAAAAAGAACCCTGCTCGTGATGCACTGGAAAAAATAAGGCCAGCTGTGTTACGTTTGTTAGCTGTGTTTCAGATGACACCTGCAACCCGAGGTAAAATATTCGGGCCTACTGAAGGTAATAAGGGTGATGGGTTTGATGATGTCTAGCGAGGTAAGTCATGTTTAGAATAGTGATGAATTTAAACAAAAGAGACTTGAACGCTCTGGCTAAATACAAAGGTACTGAATTTGTAATCTGTATGTTCAGTGATGAAATGCGTCGTTGTGAAAATTGGCGTGAGCTGTCTAAAAAAGCCGAATCTATTGATGAAAAACAAAGACTCTACGCCCGAGCAATAGACAATGCTTCAAGTGTCAACAGAATGATAAGTAGTATTTTGTCACTCTACAGGCAGACACATGACTGACATTTCTCAGTACGCTTTTCCTGAGCTGGTGCCTCGTCAACAAGATTGGCGCTGGTGCCATAAGTATGCACACGATGTACTTACTGGTGTTGTACCGGCTTGCAAAACTATAAAGCAAGCTGCTGAACGCCATTTCCGTGATTTAGAAAATCCTGACTTTTATTTCGATGAAGAAGCGGCCAACTCAATTGTGACCTGGTTCCGTTTCATCCCAATCACTGATGGTATTCATGCTGGTAAATCAACGGTACTTTTGCCGTGGCAAATTTTCGTTGTTGTGTCGTTGATTGCCTGGAAGTGGACCAATGATATTTTTGAAGAAATCGAAGGTGAAACCGTACAAACCAGGTTCGCCGGTACACGCCGTTTCAATCAGTGCTTTATTCTTGTTTCACGTAAAGGCGGCAAGACTACTATTGCTGCCGGTATCATGCTTTACCTGATGTACAAGTCCGGACACCGGCCACGTACATTCTCACTGGCGACAAAGCGGGACCAGGCAAAAGAGGTGTGGGAAGCGGCTTGCGAAATGGTAAAGTTAAGCCCCAGGCTCAAGCAGTTTTTTCAGGTCCGAGCAAATGAAATTCTGATGCCTGGTAAGTCCGGATATTTCAAGCCTCTTGCCAGTGACAGTAAATCTCTTGATGGTCTTAACCCTATTTGTGCGTCATTGGATGAATGCCATGCAATAAAAGACCGGAACTTATACGGTGTAATTATTTCTGCTTTCGGTGCTCAACCAGAATACTTGATGATAGTGATCACCACTGCCGGTTTTATTCTTGATGGTCTTTGTACTGACATTTATAAAAACGGTTGCAGGGTGCTGGACCCTAGTGACGAAATCACCCAGGACAACTATTTTTACGCTATTTTCACTATCGACAAAGGCGACGACTGGACTGAAGAACGCAACTGGTTCAAGTCTAACCCAGGTACAATATATGGTCTGCCCTCACTGAAAACATTACGTGACCGTTTTGCTGAAGCAGCCATGTCTACCGAGGAAAAAGCTAACTTCCTGACCAAACACTGTAATGTATTCGTGTCAGGCTCAGATAAGTGGCTGGATATGGCTGAGGTCAAAGCTTGTCCTGAACCGGCTGGTGAGCATTACCTTGACCCGATTTACTCAGGGCGTAAGTGTTATATCGGCCTTGACCGCGCCCGTGTACACGACATCACAAGCTTCTGTATCCTGTTCCCTATGGACGATGGAGGTGTAGACTGTTTCTATTACAATATGTTACCAAAAGCCACTGTGGACAGTGTGAGTGACTATTTACGCACTAAGTATACCAAAGCCCTTGAAACCGGTGACTTAGAGTTAGTCTACACGCCTACGGTAAAGAATACTGATATAGAGAAAATTATCACTTTACTGAATGAACAGCTGTCACCTGAGTCGTTCATGTACGACCCCTGGCACATGCGCGAAATCTGCGAAAACATGGCTGACAGAGGTATACCGATGGTGGCAGTATCTCAAGGTACAGGTAATATGTCGGAACCGGCTAAACAGCTTGAGGGCTTGATTAAAGAAGGTGCATTCAGGTATAAGAGTGTTTTATTTGAGTACGGTTGTGAGTGTGCTATGATGTCAATGACCAGAAAAAACAATATGGAAGTCTGGCGTGAAAACGACAAGGTTGACAAAATCGACCCTGTGATAGCAACAATAATCACTTTATCTGGCGCGACATTATTCAAGGTCGATAAGAACATTTATGAAGAAAGGGGCTTAATTTCAGTATGAACATTCGTAGCGTAGTTGCCAGCTTGCTAGGTGTTAAGTCATCAGCCCCTTTAGCAAGTATGTCAGAAAGGACAGAACCTGTTATTTACTCAGGTATGGAAACTAAAGATTCTGAACCTCAGTATGGTATCACTATAGACATGCTTGCCTCAAGAAACAGTAATCATGTTAGTGAATCACGAGCAATGAAGATTGAGGCTTTTTACTCATGTGTAAGAGACAAAGCCGAGATGGTTGGCAAGTTACCAATGAAACTTTATCGGGTCACTCGCAATTCTCGTGAGCAAATACTACAAGGCAGAACCAAGCGTATTTTTACCGAAAGACCTTGTGAATACATGAGTATGCAAAATTTCCTTGAAATGCTGGTTGCGACTTATGAACGACGAGGTGTTTTCTATGCTTATATTGAAAGGAATGATCGTGGTGATGTAATGTCACTAATACCTTTTGCAAATCAAGACGCCGTTTCATCAAATATGGATATTAACGGCAATGTGTACTACACGTATTTCACTAATGACAATCGTTCTTTTGTTGCAGGTACTACAGAGGACCTGTTCATTGTCAGTATGTTCACATTAGATGGGTACACCCCAGTTTCACCTATTGTTCATTGTGCTACTTTGCTCGGCATTGCTGTAGCTCAGGATGACACTTATAAAGAGTCACAGGAAAAAGGTATAACCTCACAAATGGCTTTGAGCACTGAACAGGTCTTTAAAGACCCTAACGCGCTTCAACGTATCAAAGACCAACTTAAAGAAATGCGAGGTCCAAGAGGTTTAACCGAAATCCCTATTTTTGAACAAGGGATGAAACCTATAAGTCTTAAATTGACACCTCAAGAGTCTGAGCTTTTAGGTAACAGAAATTTTACTATTAGTCGTATTTGCAGTATGACCCGAGTGCCACCACATAGAATAGGCATCAAAGCTGACAACGGCACTAAAAGTACAGCTGCCGAACTTGACGAAGCGTACATGAGGGATTCATTAGATGTAATTCTGGTAAAAATAGAACACGCATTAAATGAGTTGTCGCCTGATGGCTATAAAATTGAGTTTAATCGCAAATCATTCTACGCAGGTTCACCCTGGAGGCTTGTCGAAGCAGTAGAGAAAGAGGTTAAAGGCGGTCTTGCTAGTATTAATGAAGGTCGTACAGACTTAGGCCGTGAACCCATTGAAGGCGGTGATATTTTCGCTATTGACAATAACAACGTGACTTATGGATTATGGACTGAAGTTAAAGAAATTCAAAGTCAATTGTATGGTCGGCAAAACCCGCAACAAGGCGATAAACCAGCTGAGAACACACCGACTGATACAGAGGAAAGTGAAGATGAATAAAACCAAATATATGACCGTCCCTGTCATGGATTTTAAGTATGACGAGGGAACCGGTGAGTTTACTTGCTATGCCAACGTGAAAAATATCATCGACCACGTTAAGGACCGTACTGTTGATGGGTGCTTTGTTAAGTCTATTGAACGCCATAAAACTAACGGCACAGTCCCTAAAATGCTATGGATGCACAACCCTTACGAATTACCCACCGGCACCTGGTTGGAAATGCGCGAGGACGCTAAAGGTCTGTTCATGCGGGGCAGACTTAGTAAAGCTGAAATGTCCCGTGGTCCTGCTATTGAAATATTAGCGAAAGAAGGCGCATTGGACAGCTTCAGCATCGGTTACAGAACTATTGAAGAAAAGTGGAATTCACTAAAAGGCTGTAATGACCTGATCGAAGTAGATGTGAAGGAAGTCAGCTGGGTTAATTTTGCGTGTAATGAAGCTTCAACATTGCAGTCAATCAAGTCTCACCTGGAAGAAGGTAAATTACCAACCAAGGCAGAACTACGGGAATTGTTATCATCCGTCGGCTGGTTGAGTAAGCGCCAGATTGAGCGTATTACCGCTGTGTACAGCCCAAGTGACGATATTGAACTTGAAGAAGTCGATTTGAAACAACTTGGTGAAATACTTGCAAAATCAGAGTTGTTTAAATAGACTGTAATTAATTTGTGTGGAGACACAAACACGCTTGGATAAGCGCCAAACTCAACATTAACTAATCCTCATAAGGGGTATATTATGACTATCGATGAAATTAAGGCGCTTCTCGAAACGGCGACGACCAAATTTGCTGAAGCTAAAAAAGAAAACGAACAGACTCAGGTGCAGGTGAAAACTTTAGAAACTAAGCTTGCAGAAATGCAAACTAAGTTCGACAAAGTAAACACAGGTAATGACGACGATGCAAAAGTTAAACTTGCTGACCAGATCAACGAACTACAGGCCGAAGTGTCTGACCTGCGTACAAAAGCGGCTAAACCTGCTGTTGCTGTGATTGACAGTAAAGCACAAAAAGACGCACTGGTTCATGTGGCTCGTAAAGCCATAGGCGCGTTCATCAAAGGCAAAAACGGTCAAAATGATGGTGATTTTTTCAACTTCATTAAGCAACATGCCGAAAATCAGATGAAAACTCTGAATATCACTAACGCAGCACAAGGCGGTTTGGCTGTTGCCGAAATTCTGTCTCGTGAAGTGTTGGATTATGCTCGTGAGCTTAGCCCCGTTGTGGCTGAAATCGGCCTGAAGCCAGCTATTACACGCGACTATCGTCAGCTGATTAAGGTCACGTACCCTTCTGTGCAGGCAGGTATCGAAAACGTCGCAGGTTCTGCTATTGCAGAAACAACCACTCAGACGTACAACGAGGTCAAAGCTCGTGTGTTCAAATTGAACGCAAAACCTCGTATCACTGACGAAGCAATGTTCGGTACTGACATCGACATTTATTCGGACCTGGTAAGTTCTTTAGGTGAAGAAGTCGGTATTTATTTAGCGGCTCAAATACTGTTTGGTAACGGTACAGGTAAGAACGCGCGCGGCATACTGTCAAGTAATCGTGTAAATATTACCGATTTGACAGGTGAGTCATGGAAGCCTACTTTGGGTGTTGGTGCGCGTAGCCCTGATTTCTATCCTGCGTTTGCTACGGGTGTTTCAGGTTCTTTGGGTGCGACTGACGTCGATATTGTCAATTTTGTTATTGACGTTTGCAACACGTTGCCTACTCGTTATCTGAACGGTGCGAAATGGTACATGAATCGCAAAACTAAAGGTCTGTTTGAAAAAGTACGTTATGATGACGGTAAGCCTGTGTTTACCTACGATTATATCGAAGGTTTACCAGGTCGCCGATTGATGTTGAATGGCTACCCTGTGGTGATCGACGACACTTTACCTAATGTTGCCGCTAACTCGCTGTTTGCTATTTTTGGCCGATTAGACCTGGCTTTTGCAATGAACAACGGTGACATCGACAAAATGTTACTTGACCCGTACACTGTTGACGGTTGTACTGTCATCAAAATGGACAAGGAATTTTTTGAAATGGCACAACGCTCGGATGCAATTCTGGTGCTGGCTGCTACGGCTAACGGTCCGACGTAATACCTGGTACAAATCAGAAAGCCTCCTTTGACGGGGGCTTTTTTTATTGCTAGGATGAATAAAACTTCAGGGGTATCTATGTACAGCGTCATTGAATCACAAACAACTTTTGATATAGTCAGCTTAGACGAAGCAAAAGCGCAGTGTAACCGGACAGGATTTGACCTGGACGATGATTTGTTTGAGATATTCATTCAAGTGTCTTGTGAAGCTGCACAAAGCTATACCCGAAGGATGCTAAGCACAGGCACAGCAGTAGCCGTGGTTGAGGAATATAAACCAGTGGTGCAGTTACCTTACGGTGAGGCTACAGAGGTCACTGAGTTGCTCTTGGACGGCGTAGCAAGCACTGATTTTACATTTGAGCCTGTCACACAGAAAGTAACGATTAATAAGTCTTACACGACTGCAAAAATTACTTTCAACGCCGGATTTGCAACAGTGCCATTGACAGTAAAACAAGCCGTCTTATTGATGGTTAGCACTCTTTATAAAAACCGAGATAATTTTGTAGTTGGGTTAACTGTGGCTAAGCTGCCGACCACTTCAGAAATGCTGTTGGAGTCTGTGAGGTACTATGCAGTTTAATATACATTCAGGTCGGTTGCGTCATAAGGTTGATATTAAACGTAACCCAGGTGATACGGACGAATATGGTCAACCTTCGCCACCTACAACAGTGTTTAGTGCTCGGGCTGATGTTGAAATCAAAAGCGGGTCACAGAACGTGTCTATGGGTCAGAAAATGACAGACCAGGTGATTACCTGTTTGATGTGGTATGATGTTCGTGCCAAGAACTCTGACTTTGTTACTTTTGAAAACGACCTTTATGAGATCCAGCACATTAATCGTGACGAAGAACAAAACGCCATGATCATAACAGCAGCGATAATTAACCCATGAGCATACTGACCAATTTAATTGCAGTGATGAAAGCAAACCTGACAGGCATTAAAGTCTACGAAAGCGTGGTGCCTGAAAATGCTACTGTCCCTGCCATTGCTATACAGAATATTGCTTTTAACAGTATCCGTGTGTTAGAAGGTAAAAAAACAGGTCGTTGGTCGCAATGGAGAATTACAGTTGTTGCCAGCGTTGCTGGTTTACAATCAGCTATTGACCAGCTAGAATTACTTGACAATACTGGTAATCAGTATTTCCAGAAAATGTTTGTTGACTTACAGCTCATTGAGCCGAAAGAAACAACTAACCCTTACCAACGTGCATTTGTTGATGTACGAGTTTATAACCGTTAAAGGACCATTATCATGAGTGAAGATGTAATCTTAATTGCAGGTACAACAGTAGAGCATCAGCTTGCTAATGGCACCTGGAAACGAATCCCACGCCTGACAAGTATAGGCCCTACAGGTCAAATGTCAGAGCCTAAAGAAAAGACCACACTGGAAGATACCAGCAAAGTCTACGGCTCAGGTCTACAGGATGCAGCTGACAAAACCTTCAATGGTCAGTATATTCCTCCACAGGAAATTGCCGATCAGCATTATGAAGATTGGTTATTACAACAGGAATTTATTACTCGTTGTAAAAACAAAGAAGAATTCAACATGCGGGTCAACTGGCCTGATGGTGAAGTCAACGGCTGCTTAGTGAAAACCCTTGGTTTCCAATTAACAGACATGACCCAAGAAGATTGGAAAATGTTTGTTGTAAATGGTAAACAGAACACTGATACAGTGTGGTCAGTTAGCTTGTCAGGTACTGCTACTGTTGCTGTCGCTGCTACCACTCAGCTGACCTATGCTACGGTCCCTGCTGTTATGACAGATAAGCAGCGCGGTGAAGTAACCTGGACCAGTTCAGACCCTACTAAAGCCACAGTAAACGACAATGGTTTAGTTACTGGTGTAGCTGCCGGTTCTGTGGTGATCACTGCTGAAATCCGTGGTGTTGTTGGCTCATTGGCTGTGACGGTGACTGTATAATGGGCATGGTACTGACTCGACTCAACCTGAAAAAAGAGGACCGTGAAAAAACACCTACAGTGGTGGTGCCGGTCCCTCAGTGGGGTGAAGATGCAGAAGTGATGCTGACTCGCATGACGGTGAAAGGTTATGTTCGTCGGTCTAATCTGCAAACACGCATCACGAAAATGGACGGTCTGGATGATAACGCACGTAGCGCTTTATTTATCTGTGCTCAGTTAATTTCTGTGATGATACACCCTGAAACCGGTGATTTTCTTTTACCTGAAGATCAATTAGAAGAATTCACAATGCAGGTCAACGAACAGTCATTGGAAGCTTTGATGTTAGCTGATGCTGAACTGAACCCTCGTAAAGAGTTGATCACCCTTGCGGAAAAAAAAAGCGAGTCCTGAGTGATGGGACGATGTTGTTAATCAGAAAAATCTGTTTAACATTACGCAGACCAGTTTTTGAGGTAATGTCCTGGCCGGACAGTGAACTTGAACACTGGTCTGTTTTCTTTTCTATCACAAACAAAGACAAACCTATCATTACCAAGCGTGACCCTGCTAAAGTGACTGTACAGGAATCTAAGGCTGCGTTTAAAGCGCTGTTCAGGTGATTTATGGCAAGAGGATTTATAAGTATTACAGACACTGGCCTGAAAGATATTGTTCAGTACATGGAAAAGGTCGGTGATAATTACGATAGAATATTACTTGAGTCATTACAGGCCATGCAGGACCCTGTTGTTGAGCGTATCCGAATGAATTGGGTCAGTATGGTCGGTGGTCAACCAGGTGGCTACGTGTTCGACTCTATAGGTAAATCCTCTGCATTCAGTAAGACTGACCCTCATACTGTTGTGGGTACTGTTGGTGTATATCACATGGACGCTGTGGCCGTAAAGCATGACAAAAACAAACCTATAAAGCTGAAAAACGGAAAAACAAAGAAACCATTAAATGCAGCTCAGATAGCCTATTGGGTAGAGTATGGGACATCACGCCTTAACTCAGGAATGAGAAGGGTCAAGGGTGCAGAATATGCTGACGACCAGCTCATAACAGTTGCTGCAAAACCCTTTATCAGTAATGCCTTTTATGCTACCTTTCAAGAGCAACAAAGAGCTTTTTCAGAGCGATTCAATCAGCTGATGGATAAAATACAATGAGTGAAGTCTTACGGTCCACTACGTTTCAGATAAATTTTAATGGTGAGTCTGGCAACCAAGGTATCCGCACATTTACCAAAGCTGTCACTGATGCTGATAAAACTGTCGAAGAACTTAACCGTAGACTCGGTGAAAATGCCACTGTTACTTATTCAGCTGTACGCAGTAAAAAAGAACTCACTGCTGAGGCAATTGCTGCTGTACGAGAAATTGAACGTACCGCTAAAACTGTTGCTGCTCTTACTCGTAACTATGAACATCAGATTTCGCTTGTAGGTAAGACAGCACAACAACAGGCTGCGCTAAATGCTGCGTATGCTCTTGGTGCTAATGCCACTGACGAGCAAAAGAATAAAGTAATGGAGCTGGCGACAGCTTTACAACGAATCCAAGAGGAGGAATCTGAGATAGCCCGAGCCTCTGCTGAACGTATTGCTAACGATGCTAAAATTGACAAGCAAATGCAGCAAGCCGCGCAGCGTTACCAAGAGTTATCAGGTGAGCTTCAGCGTTATATTTCCCTGATAGATAAATCAGCTGATGAACAGGAAATAGCTAATACTGTAGCTAAACTCGGGGCCAACGCGACAGAAGAACAGAAAAACAAAGTCGCTCAGCTGACAGCCAACCTGGTTAGTTTGCGTAACGCACAAAAAGCTAAAAGTGATGCTGAACGAATTTCCAACGCTGAAGCTGAAAAGACTAAAGTTAACCTGGCTCGGATCACTCAGCAATATCAGTTTTTGTCCAGCACAGTCGGCAAAACAGCCGATGAAATTGAACAGCTAAATGCAGCTAATGCCCTCGGTGCCAATGCTTCTGAAGCTCAGCGTCAACAAGTAATACAACAAGTTCAGCAGTATCAGCAATTAAGAGGCTCTGTCGAGGGTGCTCAAGGTTCGATGCGGAACTTCCGTGGCGTTATGCAGAACGTAGGCTGGCAAGCACAGGATACAGCTGTACAGTTGCAGATGGGTACTAGCGCATTTGTCGTATTCTCACAACAAGGCTCACAAATAGCCTCTGCATTCGGCCCTACCGGTGCGTTGATAGGTGCGTTGATAGCTGTGGGTGGTGTTGTAGGCGGTACACTTTACAAGTCGTTAAACAGCGCTACAGGCGCTATGGAAAGACTGGACAAGATCAACAAAGAACTTGCTAATTATCTTACCGTAACGGCAAGTGGTGTAACAGAGTTATCATCCAAACTTGAAGAATTGGCAATCTACTCTAAACGAGCTGCTGATGAACAATTAAGACTGTCCAGAGCTGACGCAATTAAAGCACAATCCGAAAGCGTATTAGCGATCATTAATGCCTTAAATAATGCCAAGCCTTTTGGTGGGACAATGAGACAGTCACTTGGACTGACAGTAGACAGCGTGGTCGAGTTGTCTGGTTCAGTGTCTGCGTTACAGAAAGAAGTCAACAAAGATAACCTAGAAAGATACCTTAATGCGCTAAGTGAGATAAACCCACAAGCCAAAGGTGCAAGCAAGGGTGCAGCAGAAGTAAAACAAGCACTGCTAGACCAATACTATCAGATGTCAAAAGGTATTAAAATACTGGACGACACCGCTGATGGCTGGCAAAAACTGAGTGATAAGACAACAGACTCAATAGATGAAGTAGCTAAGGCTTTTAACTCTGAATACATGTCCTTGGTCAAACAGACCGAAACTACTCAGGAAGAATACGACCGCCGTAAAAAAATCATTGATGACTATGCTGCCAGTGAAAAAGCCAATCAGGAAAAGGTTAAAGAGTCTTACGATAATCTGAACAAATGGAAGAAACAGGAAGATGAAAAGGCCGGTAAAGAGCGTGTCCGCCTCGCAAAAGCTGCCAGCAATAAAATCATCACTGCGTTCAACACTGAGTATCTGGCGCTAACCAAGCAAACAGAGTCAGTCAACCAGGAATATGAGCGCCGTAAAGTTATCATCGACAATTACGTTACTGAAGTTGGTCGTCAGGATGAAAAATCAAAAGCAGCTTACGAAGCGTTAGACCAGTGGAAAGCTCAGCAGTTAGATAAAGAATTCGGCACTCTTGTCAAGAGCTTGGTCAAGCGTACAAACACGGTACAAGAAGAATATGACCGTCAGAAACAAATTATCAACTATCACGTTGCCCGAGTTGGTTCCGTCGATTCTGACGCAGCTGAAGCCTATGCAGCACTGGAAAAATGGAAAACAGACAAGTTACGTGCTGAATATGATAGCCGTGAAAGTATTCGTCGCCGAATTGAAAACGCTCAAATTCGTAGCCGTAGAGGTGAGGACCCTGTAGGTGCTGAGAACGATTTGTTTGCTACCAACATGAAAACTCTGAACGATCAGAAAGCTCAGTTAGGTAAAGAACAATTAGAAGAACAGACTCGAATTAATGCACTGATAGAAGGTGAACAACTGCGCCACAATCGAGCTATGGACGCTGCACAGCTTCAGAGCTATCAGAATGTCGTTGCTGTTGCTTCTATAGCTGCACAACAGCTTAGTTCAATAGTTGACCTGATGACGTCAGGCGTACAAGATGTACAGAGTAAGACTAAAGAAATGAATGGTGTTCAAAAAACTATGTTCCTTACTATGCAAACCATATCTGCAGCAATGGCACTGGTTAATGGCATCAGCATGGGGTCTACTCTTGCCGCAAGTGCAGCACTTTATGACTGGACAGGTGTAACATCGGCATCATGGTTAGCGTTTGGTACAGCTGTAGGTGCAGCTAACGCCGGTGCAATCATGGGGGTAACGCTGGCCGGTGCATTCGACAAAGGTGGTAACATCCCTGCCGGTCAAGCTGGTATTGTTTCTGAGTATGGTGACGAGCTTGTGAACGGTGTTTTAGTCAAAGGTCCAGCCCGAGTCACATCACGGGAAGAAACTGCTCGGATGATGAACCAGGGCAGTAATGTAAGTCTTAAAATCAGTATTGAAAACCAAATACCAGGTGCGGTATACGAACAGCAGCAGTTAAGTGCAGATGAAGTGCGTATCATTGCTCGTCAGGAGTTCAACAAGAACATTGACGAAGGTGTAAGCAATGTGCTTGCCAGTGGTAACAGTAAGTCATCTAAATCACTGCGTCGAAACTACAAAACACAGAGGAACTTGTAATGGCAACTAAAGGTGATATTTCAGATTTAGACGTCTTGATTTTTGGCGGTAAACCTATGGTGCCTCAAGTTGCCATTGGTGGATTTTCTCGCACTAAAAATACAGGTGTTATTAATAGCGATACGTCAGGTGGTGCTACCAGACAACGTAAAAAGTATTTTGGTAATGTCCATGTTGCAGATGTCACTTTCTACTTAGAAACTGCACAGCAGCAGGACTACATGGAAATATTCATTAACCGCAATGAAGGTAAGAAGTTTGTTTGCTATCTGGCAGCAGATAGGCCAACTGTGGAGCCTTATGTGGTGCAGGTGGTGAGTCAGTATTCGTTCAGCGATGTAAATGCTAAAGACGCAACTGTGTCAATGACAATGGAAATATACAGTGTCCGTGATACGGCTCGTGATGACTGGTTGTACGAGTTTTATCCTGTGCTCGGTAGTGACCTGAATCCTTGGCTTTCAGGTTTGCATGAGATAGTGGAGGTAATGCCAGTTGAATAGCGAAGAATTGAAAGCAATTTATGCCAGCGCACCTGTAGAATCGACTCAGTTTGAGGTCGTTTCTATCCACGCCCCTTGGTTTAGTCAGGTGTATTATCTGCAAAACATAATGACTGAAACAATTCAGGTTACACTGGAGACAGACGAAGTTGTTGATGTTATTTATGCACCAATGGGCTTGGGTCAGGCCAGTAGTAACGCTGACTTAAACTATGAACGTAATATAGTAATTCAGCTGGTGAATGATATTATTGCCAGTGAAGAAGAAAACTTTAATCCTGAAATACACGACCCATTAGACCAGTACATTCAGTCCAGGGGTTATATCTATTATCGGACCGGTGAAATCAGCAGCATTCAAACTTCAGTGATCACCATGCCTATACGTGATATTACCCGAGATTCTGATACTGGTAGCTCAAATATCAGGGTATCATCTAAGCCTAGTAACGAATCCGCTACAGGTGAGGTTGCCACTGTCACTCGCGTACCCATGCTTAAAGGGTTTATTTAAGTGCAAGCTGTAGGTAAACATTACGACTATAAGACTTACAATTGTGCTCATTTTTTTGCTGAGTGGTATAAAGAAAAGCTCGGTATAACAGTACCTGTAGTGAATGAATTTGAGCTATCATTTGTACTATGGCTAAGGCGACATTTCACCCGAGTAAAGAAACCAGCTGAAAACTGCCTGGTTTACATGAAACAAAGAAATATTACTCATGTGGGTGTCTATGCCGACAATGGTGTTTATCACAACTACAAGCCAGCTAGAGCGAATGGCAGTGTCCAGCATTGGCCTTTAGGTGTCACAAAACGAAATTATGACGAGGTTAGTTTTTGGGTATGGTCAAAATAATTTACTATGCAGACCCTTTAAAATCTGCGACAGAAACAGTTGAATGCAGCACAGTTGCTGATTTTTTATTGTCTCGTTTCAACACCCGTGATCAGCTTCTTGACCTTCGGTTTTTTGACAAGGAAATATTAGGGCATGAGATTGATCAGTCAGGTGGTGACTTCCTAGATATTAATGAAGGTACTGTCGCAATAACCCATAACTCAATGATACCTCGTGACGCGATAACCTGGGTTTATGTTGTTGTTGCGGTAGTGTTTGCGGCAACAGTCATTCTGCTGAAGCCTAAAATCCCTGACCTCGCAGGTGGTAATGATCAGCAATCAGGCACTAACAGGCTTGGTGACAGCACTAATGAACCTCGGGTTAACCAGCGTATAGACGACATTTTCGGCACTGTGAATAAGCACACACCTCCACTGTGGCAAGTTCCTTACCGGATAGGCGTAAACAATGAAGAAGTCGAGGTGTTGTTACTCTGTGTGGGTAGAGGTCGATACCTGATTGACCAAGACAGGTGGTTTGATGGAGATACACCCGTTGTAAACATTCCTAATGCTTGTGTTAATGTTTACGGTCCAGGCACTCACCCAGGCTCAGGTACACCAGAACTAATCATAGGTGAACTTGTAGACCAACCTATAGGTATTTACCGTCAAAGTAACGACCTAAACCCAAGTGAATTGACACCACCTAACGAACTTGAAACAAGTGATATAATATGGAAGGCGACAGGTACTTCTACTACTGTGACACTTACTGCTGTAAGTTTACCTGCTGGTGTAGCACTTACTGACAGATATTCAATTGGTGACACAATAACTGTTAATCAATGTTTTTATACTATTCCTGACGGAGAGGTTGAATTGTACACTTCACCTTCAGGCGGCTCAATTGTTCCTTTCACTACCTACACTGAACCTTTGGACCTTTCAAACAACAGTACAATATTATACACAGTGACAGCAGTGACAGGATTTACAGTTACTTTGTCTATACCTTCTGGTACTCCTTCGAGCATAGTCGATGCCTGGGACGCAATGACGGATTATTTCTTCCCTTTGTTCATGGCTGAATTAAATACTACTTCTCTAAGTGGTGTGTGGGTCAAAGATGACAGAGTGACCAATTATCCTTTCTATGACAATACTGGTGAACCTGTAAGTGTTACTCCTAATTTTTATAGGATTTCGGTGGGTGTACCTTACGATAATCGAGTAGGGCCTATTTTCATACCTCTTGGTGCAACAAAAATAATACTTAATTTCGTAAGCTCTAGCGGGTTTTATAAACTGGTAGAAAACAACGAAACGCCTATAAACGCTATCATTAAAGTTTTCATTTATGAAACAGATTCTGAAGGCGTTGAAACTGGGATGTTTCAGGAGACTACAGTTAGTTACCGAAGTAATGACAGTGTTCGTAGTTCTGTTTTTAAGACAGAAATCATAGATGTGCCTTACTTATATAGTAAAGCTTACGCTGAAAGAACTACTGACCGAGATAAGTCGGACAATGTAAGTAATGTTGACATCATTGAGTGGCGTGATTTCTACAGCTTTGAACCAGTCTCTACTACCGATTTCGGTGACGTTACACTTGCACATGTACTCATTCCAAGCAACTCACAATCAAGGCTAGTTAAGCAACGTAAACAACGGGTAGATGTCACGAGACTTATAACTGAGTATTTAGGTGACGGGGCATTTGGTCCCGCTGAATCATACGCTACAGATCAGTTTGACCAGATCCTAATTCATGCAATGCTTGACCCCCATATTGGCCGGTTATCTCTTAGTAACATTAATGCAGATGGATTTCTGGACTTACGCGATGAAATGGTCAGCTACTTTGGTTCCGATGAAATGTGTCGCTTCGGTTACGACTTTGACACTACTAACATAACTGCACAGGATACGTTTTTTACTATTTGTAATGTTGTGATGTGCATCCCTTATGTTCAGGCCGGTGTGTATGATGCTTTCTTTGAAAAGCGTCAGGAAGTGTCCACAATGCAGGTTACTTGCCGTAATAAGTTGCCAGGTAGTGAAACCCGTAAGAAAGTATATGAACGTAAAAACGATGGTGTTGAAATCACTTTTCGTAACAATGAGACAGGCACAGTAGACACAGTATATGTCCCACAGGACCAGTCCTCACTTAATCCAGCTCGGGAAACTCTAAACGGCTGCACCAGTAAACTACAGGCTTTCAGATACGGCTCTCGCATATACAATAAGCAGCTGAATCAAATCACATTTGTTAAGTTTGATGTTGACGAGTTTGGTCGTAACATAATACCAGGCAAAAGACTTGATTCACCTGACAGCACCCGATTTACTAAACGGGCCGGTGTAACTGATGGCTACAGGGTCTATGACGGTGAGGTTGTGGAGGTAAATGGTCTTGAGGTTGAACTGTCTGAACCTGTCGAGTTTACAGAAGGTGAGGACCACTATATAGTATTCACCAAAGAGAACGGTGACAACACAGAGTCTATTCTCTGCACCCGAGTCAATGATTTTACTGTGTTACTCGGGTCAATGCCGTCCGAACCTATTTATGACGGGTACAGTCGGGACAGAACTAAGTTTACGTTCACTTCAGAACAGTTAAGGCACTCAGTAGCACTATTGCCACAAACAATAGAATTCAGCCTTGCTGATGATGGTTCTGAGGTCAATACTATTAGCTTAACGAATTATTCCGATAAATTTTATGATGGTGACTTGGAGTTTCCTTTATGAGTGACGCAACACAAATCCCAACGCTTGACGAGATATACCAAGCCAAGAAAGATGTAAAGGACATTAACACCTTTGCCACCAGTACAGACCCTACTTTTGTTGACAGTAAAGGTCGTGGCCGTAAAACCGTTGACGGTGTGATCACTCAGGCAGAGGCTGATTTCGCCGCTGCTATCGCAGGGACAGGCTGGTTTGCAGCACCTGATTCATTTGAAGTTGGAGGTACTATCGCTCACAGAAACCAGTATTTACAGTTAACCGCTACAGTTGGTGGTGATAATGCTGGTGGCTACACATGGGGTGGTCCATTACCTAAAATTGTTCCTCCAGGTAGCACTCCTGCAACAACAGGAGGTCAGTCACCTAGCGCTTGGGTATGGCGTTCAGATACTACAGTGAGATCAGATCTAGCTAATGGTACTGCTGATATTGGGGGTGTTCCATCATCACGGTTATCTAAAACTGTCATTCAGATTGATGGCATTAAATCATTACCCGTATCAGGCGTGGCTAATGGTCAACAATTTAGCGTTGCGGGTTTTTACGCCGGTAGTGCTGTTGGTGGCGGGACGATGGTATGGGACAGCACGAGAAACAAATCAGACCATAATGGCGGTACGGTAATCGCACCTGATGCTATTAATGCTTGGAACGGTACTCACGCCGGTTTATCAACACTACTGAATTGGACAGGCAGTGGAACTGGTTGTTATGTCAAAAAAAATTCATACCGTCCAAATCAATACGATTTTGGGGCTGTAGATGGTGCGAACTCGTCAACTATAGTTGATCACATGATCAGGCTTGTTAAAAACTTTAAGCTTACCAACAAGTGTCATTTCGCTGACGAAGTTACTATAGAAACTACTGGTGTAAAGATTGATGCAAAAGACTGTGAAATTACTAATTCTTTAAATAAAGTGTTCACGCTGAATGCCAATAATTTTAAAATGACAGGTGGCGTTTTCGATGCTGAAGATAAAAACGTAGTGACGATGTTTGATATACTTAAAGACGTACAGAAACCCGTTTTAAAAGGTCTTACTTTTAAAAACTTCAACAGTACAACTTTTGTAAGAGCATTACAGTTCTCGGAAGAAAACGTAACGGGGTTTAAGTTTTACGACATTCACGGCGAAAATCTCTATGCGTTACCTGATAACATTGTAGGTAACGATAATGGTTCTTGCAGGTTAATTTACATGAAACCAGGTTTAGCGTCGGAGCTAGTAACCCCGTCATCAGGAATCATCAAAGACATCACAGGTAAAGATGTATTGACGCAGGAAGATGCTGACCTTGTTCATCTGATTTCAAATTCTGATACTAAAAATTTCAATATTAAAGTTCAAAATATACACGGCGTAAATATCGGCAAAAGAGTTGTAAAAGTACAAGCTAGAGGTGTAAAGGTCAAGAATGTTTATGCTGACGCTTCAAATAATGAGTGGCCAATGTGGTCAGCAGTTTCGCTTTACAAAGGCGATTGCAGTGCTATTGGTGTAGAAGTGATAGGTAGTTCAAGGACAATTTGTGACAGTGAAGGTGATGACAATATTTTAAGGATACTTGAGGGTAACTTTTTTGGATTAAGAGATATTTACAACTTAGGTTTATTGTCTATGGGTTTCAAAGTTGCAAAAGGATCTTGTGAAGTCACAGATGTTAAAGTAAAAAATGCCTGGAATATCGGTAGAATATTTCCTGAAAATGGTAACATCAGTAAAGTTAACATAAGAGGTGTGCAGGGTGTAACAGAGCGTGAATCGTTCCTCATAAGATGCTTGACAACAGGAAACGACATAGGAGAAGTTACAGTAGATGGATTTGACATAACAACCACTCAGGCATATAGAAACTTCTGGTGTCTAAAAGAAAGCGGTAATATCGGTGCAGTTTCCATCAAAAACGGTGAAATGAATAATGAGAATTATTACAATAACCTTGGTGCAGAAGGTATTTCTGATGTTCAAATTAAGGATATTAAAGTGAACGGTTCAGGGGTCTATGACGTAGCATTGTCCTTGGTTTCTTGTGGTGTAGGTATTAAAGATATACAAACAACCACGGCAGGTGTAGCAGTTAAGTTGACCGACTGTGATAATACTTTAGTTCAAGGTGTCAAAGGTGCCACCATACATGGAGTATATTTAGTCAGAGGAACTAATCACATTGTAGGTGATGTTTTCTGTGCAGGAGCTCCCACAACACCTGTGAGGCTTGGCGCGACAACTGACACACCTGTTAACGTGAGGCAGTTCAATATAATCAACATGGTATAAATGAAAAACATAATTTTCGCAGTCACAGCATTAATACTCACGGCATGTACTCCGGTCAATACCGTTGAGTACATTCATGCTGAGTTATTGGCCCGTCACACATACGTCACTGACCAGGACCAATATGGTGTCAATGATAAATGGGTGATGTCGCTGCGCGGTGACTGCGAAGATTTTGCGTTGTTCAGTTATTTCTATTTAGTAGGTAAAGGCTATCAGCCGCAATTTTGGTTGGTTCGCACCGAAACCGATGAACTGCATGCAGTGTTGGTTGTTGACGGTTATGAGTTCGATAACCGTCGTAAACTTAGACTACTTAAAAATAGTGACTACAAATACATCGTGGAAGTGAAAGGCGACGCACTACGCCGCGCTATCAGAAAGAAGTAACGGGTCTACTAACTTTCTAGCCTCTGCAACGTAATACCCTATATTCACATCAGTCATATCTAAACCAACTAAGCTATTACACACGGTCACGTTAAAGCCTGATTCAATCCCTATGCGTCTAATCGGCGGTAACGCTGTCGGTGCCTGACATTGTAACCACATACCTGATGGGGCCTTTGCAGCCCGTTCAGTGGCACCAGTTACTTTGTGACGCCAATGGGGTTTTTTCAACCAGTCCTTTTTCTGCTCGCCCGTTGGTTCCATTTCTTTAATAAGCTGACCGCCTTTGTTGCTGACAAAATACCTGGTCACGTTTTGCATCTTTTTGCGGTCAACAGTAATTGCCTGACCAGCCCACATCACCGGCGTTTCAAGATAAAGGTCGTCATTACGGTTGACTTTGGTACGCATCATGAAATCCAGTGGGTCCACGGTCAGATGATGTCTGATAAATCGCTCTATGTTGTCACCACGTACTAAAGCAGCTTCAGCAGCCTTGGCAATCACTATGCCGCCCTGATTCTTGTGCCAGGGCAATTCCCTTGTACCGTCGTTCTCAGACGCTCGTTCATAGGCATAGGCCCCGATACGCTTCACTTTAGGTGGCACCAGCTTACCGGTCTTTTTATCCGTGTAAGGTTTAGTCACAGCCAGGTAATTATTTACGTCACGCACACACATCTTGGCATAGTCAACGTGTTCCAGCTCAAGTTTAGTCAGCTGTTCCCACCACTTACTGATTGCATCAGCATGACCCATATACTCGTTAGGGCAAAGGTAAGTTAAGCCGTCTGTGTTAATCTGGACCATCTTCAGACCAGGTATTTTCATCAGCTGCTCAGCTAACATACACAGCAACAGTTGACCGTTAATTGTGATACTCATAGTGTACTGAGGGTCATAGAAAGGACTGTGCTTGTCATTAGACTTACCGTAGACACCGTTCAAGGCCAGTTTCAGCATGTTATTTTCTGGACTACCTTTAGGGTAAGTCTTACGCTGTTCGTAAATGCCCTTGTATACAGCACAGAACACTTTGCTTAGATGCAACGGGAAGAAGTCATTTTCAATACTGAGGTTTGGATAATAACTGGCAACGTCAGAATCTCTGAGTGTCTGATTAGCACATGGGATGATCACTGCGTTATTAATAGAACCGTGAATACCACCGGCACCGAAATCAAACCTGAAGCCGTTGACCATCGTATGTATGTTCACTGGCCTGATATACTTCACAGGCTTGGTGGGGTCACGCTTGTCGTATGTACTGACGCTACCGTCTTTGTAGTAGACCTTGACGTCTTTCGGTTCCATCGTAGCAGCTAAGCGCTCGGTAATATTTGCCGTACACTTGGTTTTTGAAGCGTCACGGGAACCAAAGAATCCTTTAATTTGTTCGGGATTAATCACCGTTGAACGGAAGAACTCAAGCACTTCCTGAAAGCCCTGAGTTTCAAATCTGATGTAAGGTAAAATCACCTCACCGACATTAATGTGAGTCCGGTACGTCTGATTAAATTTGTTGGCCTTGATACCTTTTTTAGCCAATTCCATGACAAAGAAGTCCTGTCCTATTTTGGTGTCATTATGGTTAGTAAAGTCCTTGCCGTATTTCTCAGATAACTGGTCACGGAACTCAAGAGCCTTGTGACTGTACTCACCAAATTTCATAGTAGCGCTAACGTCACTGTCGTTATAGTTCAGGATGCGGTCAGCTTCTCCACGGGTCTTGACTGGCGCATTGAAATCAAGCTCAAGCTCGTCAATGTTATCCAGTCGCATATTAAATTCCAGCAGCTTCAGGCTGGTCATTTTGGCTTTATTGTCGAAGTGGTGGATAAGCATTAAATCTATCTGGTCGATAAAGCGCTCATTGTCCCATATAAAGTGTTCACGGTTATTGTCGCTGTCACGGGATGCAAAGATAGCCCGAGACTTATTGTAAAGCACAGCGTTATTAACATGGCCCTGGTACTGGATGATCAGATGTATCATTGGATAGTCATACGCCAGGTTGTTATAACCCTGCATCCGGCCACGGGTCATCTTTATCTGAACCAGCAGCGTATACAGCGCAACGCCTTCATTCTTCCAATCAGAAATCTCAAAGCACCACTTAGCACCATCCTCTTTGCGAGTTATCCGGCACGAAAAGAAATTAGGTAGGCATTCCAAGTCATAGGTGTATGTTGCGCTGTATTTTTTTGACATCATTTACCGCTATAATTAAGGTTGATCAGTAACACAAGCGCCCAAAAGCTATTACCGCCAGCACCGAAGGCATACAGTCCTACTATGGTCATTCCAGTCACTAATATTGTGGCAATGTTTTCTAACTGCCAACCATGAAAATTATTCATCACAATCCCTCACTATCTGGAACGAGCTGTTAATTTGCCGATACTCTTTATAAGGCCGTGAGTTCTCGACGTCAACGATAGTCAACGAGCCTTTGCACCCGTGGATTTTAACCAGGTTAGAACGGCTGGTAAT